GGATGAAGGATGAAACAAGGAGGTGATGTAGAATATTTAATCCTGGGATGTTTGTTATTAGATAATGATTGTTATTGTAAGATAAATCTCAATAAAGATGATTTTACCATTTATACGAATGGCATTATCTTTGAGACTATTCAGTCATTTATTGCCCAAGGCAAGCCAATTGATGCTGTTATTATTAGCGATTATCTAGAAGATAATCCAGCTATTAAACAGCTGGGGCCAACTTTTTTTTTCAAACTTATTAGCGAAGTTATCTCTACTGCCAATGTTAGTGCTTATGCAGAAATAGTTAAAAGTCGTGCGACTTTGGCGACTTTGGCGACTTTGCTTGCAAAAAGTTCCCAATCTACTCAATTACCTCAAGCTGATGCTTCTTTAATTGCCCAAGATATTGTTCAACAAGTTTCTTTGTTATTGCCCTCTTATAAAACTGCAAAGCCTTTACTGGCTAATATAATGGACTTTATCCAAGAAGATATTCCTTATTCCTGGCTTATAAAGCATTGGATACCAGCTCAAGCATTAGTTATGATAAATGCTAAGCCTGGTATAGGTAAAACTTTTTTAGCTTTAGATATAGCTCTACATATAGCCTCAAATAAGCCCTTCTGGATGGATAATATCGTCCATGGGGGAAGTGTTATATATCTTGCCGGCGAAGGCCATATAGGCCTTAAAAAACGAATTAAGGCATGGGTTCAATATCATAATGCGGCACAAATTAATCTATTTATTTCAAATAGAGGTCTTCAGCTTAATACGCCGGAAGGATTGCTAGAAACCACAAATGCTATCGAAAGAAGCAATCTTAAACCTATCCTTATTGTGGTTGATACAGTTCATCGTTTCATGCAAGGAGATGTAAGCGATTACGAGGAAGCTAATAAGCTCGTTAAGGCTTGTGATAACTTAAAGCAGCTGTTTGGGGCGACCATTATTCTTGTTCATCATACAGGCCATTCTGACGATTCCAGAGGTATGGGTAGTCGAATATGGCGCATGTCTATCGATATTGATATCAATATAAGCGAAGAAGGTAAGCTGATTAAGGTTAAACAAACCAAAGATAGAGATGATGAAGCCGCAAGTTCATTACTATTAGAATTTCATAAAGTAATTATTAATGGGTGTTATGATGAGGATAATGAGCCTGTGTCTAGTGTAATTTTAAGGCAATCTCATGAAGAAGTAATGCCGCAATTAGATGATGCAAAAATTAAGGAAGATGCAGATTTATTTATTGAGATATGGGTATGGGCTGGAAAAGAATTAAATAAAGAGCAACAGCCATGGATAGCTTGTGATTTAATGGCTGAGTACTTGGTCCAAAAAAAGAACTTTAAAGCAAAATGGGCTTCCCAATTAGTGCGTAGAAAGGACAAAAATAGATTCCCCGGCCGTCTTTATCATGCGGAACTGATCAATTTAATTAGCATAGAAAATGCTCAATATTGGATAATTTATGATGAAAATCTCGTTTCTGTTGCTCATAATTCAAACATGCAATAAAACCGATCGGTAGAAGCAAGCTCCTTGCCTCCGAATAGTATAAAATATAATCCAACTGTTTAACTACAACTCTAAAAATAGCTCACAAACTATCCGTTGAATACATTTTAAACCAAACGGAAGCAAGAAGGCAAGCTGAGGCAAGCTCAAGGCAAGAATCTTGCCTCAGGCTATAGAGCAATTTTCGGTTTTTCCATGAACATAAAGTCAAAATAAATACATAAAAATGTTTATTAATTAATCTATATTCTTTTTTTGAACAATTTGGAGGCAAAACTGCATGCATACGAGCTTTTAGCGAGCATCGTTTATATATTGAATATAACTACTACTACGTAGTAGTAGTTATATATAATATATATATTATAAACGCTACTACGCTGCGCTGTGCTACGCTTGCCAAGGGCTTCGCTCCGCTTCGCTGCGTAGCGTTATGAATATGTGCTCGTATTTTACACATGCTAGCCTTTTGAGCAAAAAATAAGCATAGAGAAAGGATTGTATAATACATTTGCGTTTAACGGATTTGGGTTTATAATAACAATCGTGAGTATTTTAAATTTTAGGCGATTTAAGAGCTTTCATTTGAAAACAATACGAAGGTAGCGGGTTGCAGTTAAAACGCTCTCTACCACGCTAATATTGACGTATAATCGATTATTGAGAGGGATATTTGTATGGCAGCAAAGAAAAGAAAGATGTACTGGCTTGATTTTTCGTTTCCAGCTGAGGGCGGAGGAATTATTTCGGTTAATTACGATGGTAATAATTTCTTTCTTATTTCACTATTAAAAAATTCGTATTTGAATAATATGGCTGCATGGAGCATTAATGAGAAGACTTACTTAACAAGTGATATGTATTATAAATTTATGAAGAAGTACAAAGGTGACCTTGCTAAAGCGCATAAATTGCTCTACAATCAATTTGTACCTTCTGAGGGAGATTGCTCACCATCCTAACTTTCTCTGCTTGCTAGTTTCCCCGGTGATCTCCCTCAACCTAATTTATCTTTAATGAATAGTTTTATCATCAGAGCTATTTGCTTTAACTTCTTCACCACAACTATCGCATCCTTCACCTTCTCTTTTTTCTAATTTAAGAACGCCAGCAGTTTTATCAAAAAATAAACGATAATCTGTATGATGGCGCTTCTTTAAAAGCAACATTCTAGTTATTTCCATACGACGAACATTACTGTTATAATAAAGCTCATCTACATCATCATCTTTCTTGGTGCCTTTAATCTCAGCCAAAAACCAATCTAATACACTTGGCCCATTATTTAATTCTTTAAAAATATCGTTAACTACTTCCATTATTACAAATAGACAGCTATCCTCGCCTGGGCTAGTATTGGGGCTGTTATCTATAACAGATTCGGCAATATCTGATATTACCTTCAATTTTGAATTCAATAACTCTTTAGCAGTTAAACTCATTTTATTTTTCCTCCAGTTGTTGTAAATCTTCAAAAATTTTAGCAATGATTATATCTATCTTTACAGCTGCGAAACCTGCAAATTGATAAAGATGGGGTAAGAAATGATCCTCTATCTGTAAATCAAAAGCTTCAACAAATTCCTTAGGTGAATGGCGCATATATGTGAAAATTTCTTGCGAAAGTTTTTGCATTAGTTGGGCGGATAATTCAGTCATTTTAGCGTCCTTATGTGAGATTCATGACAATTATGGTTACATTGGAAAAAAGTCCAATTGCGTAAAATATTGCCCACCCATATTTTTCGTGAGCAAGCTCTCTTCCAACAGCTGAACCAAAGACCAAGCTAATTATTAGATGCAATATTGCTGCTATCATTTGGTTAATTCCTTTTCCATATTTTCAAAATGAATTTTACGTTTGATGTTTTCTTCTATTTCGTTGCATTTTTCACATTTTAAAGAGATATCTTCTTGCGGCACCCAATCCATAAGCTCTCTTTTATTTTCGCAAATAGGGCAAATAGCTTTATATTTATATATATTCATTATTTCATTATCTCCATTTGTATATGATTGTGATTTACTGGCGTTTCATTTAGCCATTCTGTAAATGACATGCTGATTATCAACATTCCAATTACAAAGAGTATACGCACTTTTTCGTTGATTAGATTTATTATGAAAAATCCTATAACCAATAATATAGCATCTAGTAGTAACATCATTTTTAACACTCCTTTGAATTAATAACTCCATTTTATCTGCTTTGCATATACATCTATATACATCCTTTTTTATATCGCGCTCATATATCCTGTCATTGCGATACATATATCGTTCTTCGCCATATCTAATGTTTAATCGTCTTATTGCTGCTGATATTTTGCGAGAAGTCCATCTCTCCATGATAATCTCCTTTATTCAATCCTCTCTAATGATAACTGTTCTTTTATTGTCATCTTTAATTGCTCAAAATGTCTATTTCTTGCTAAAGTTTTTAGGTTGTATATAATGGCGTTTATTTGAGTAATTGTTTTAAAAAAAGCCGGCTGATTAATATCATCCAGTTTAGATTCAATTTTTTTAAATGCCGCCATTACTCTAGAGCGATAACTATCTACCACATCTATAGGTAATAACATTTTTAGACGAAGCTTTCTATAGTCAATTAGAAAATTATGAGCGGCTGTGTAGAATAACTTTTCTTTTGTTTTTACATCCATGATAATCAATTCCTTTAATTTTGCACTTAGTTGCAAGCTAAACCCCAACCTTCTTCTTCAGTGACTTCACGTAAAGATTCAGCGAAATACAGCATGATTTTTCTTATTACATTTGGATTTACAGATGCTTCTTTGAGCTTTTCTGCTAATATATTCATTGCCTCAAAACAGTCTAGAATTTGATCTGACACATCTCCTCTAGAACTTTCGATTTCATCGCGGATTAATTCAATCATCATATCTAGTACTTTATATTTGCTCATTTATTCACTCCCATTCCTGCTGTTGTAATTTCATCTCCAGTGCGCCTTAATATATCTGCTACTTCATCATGATTTACCCAATCTATTGTTGTATAAGCTTTTCCAATCTGAATAATTCTTTGGAGATATCCAGCAGTTTTTAAAAAACCATTTTGTGTACAGAATAAATATTTAGCTTCTAGTAATTTAATCGCGTTATCTATTGCGATGAGATCTTTCATGTCTCTGCCCCTGTTTAGTTTGTATTGTGAGTATAACAGTCTTTGCAAATATTTCAAGTAATTTTGAGATTTTTTTAAAGAATATTGAAAATAATTTGAAATTAAATGTTGTGATACAGCAAATAAACAGAATTGTTAGCATTGATGCAGTATAAATTTATACAGTATTGCAAGTTTAGCCGCTTATGTTATAATTTTGAACATGTTTCGGAAAGTGAGAATTGTATTAAAATGGATCAAGGGCTTAAGTATACACCCAATGAGGAAGACCGTCTTGCGGTAATGTTATTTGCGGCTAGGTGCATACCTAATCAAGGCATTTGTAAGATGCTGCAAATCAATACTGATACGTTGAACAAATATTATCAGCGCGAACTGGACTGTGGCAAGCTTATTCATGAAGTGGAATTGCACAAGATTTTATGGCGACATGCCCACGGAAAGAATCAGATGGCGTCGATTAAAGCTGCTACTTATTTGCTAGACACAATCCATAAATGGAGTTCTATGCCAATGGAAGAGCTGATTGATAAGGTTAAAGAGAAGATGCGCACTGATGCCGAAGCGACGATGCTGAAAGAGAAAGAGGCGAAGTATGAATGTTAAGGACATCTAATGTGGCAGATATTCTTGAAATTGACCCTCTGTTGGACCTCAAAACCACGCTCCAGGCCTCATTATTGGAGTTTATTAAGTACTTTTATCCATTATTAACTGGCAATCCCTTTATTATTCCACAGCCAGTCGCTCGTGAATCACACGTCATCACTATCTGTAAAGAATTAGTATATTTGTTCAATAATCCAAACAATCGTTCGATGATTAATGTTGAGCCAGGCTCGGGTAAATCTACTATCTTAGTATTCTTTATGGCATGGGCTTATACGCGCTATGCTGATTGCAATTTTATCTATATCTCCTATTCGCTCGACTTGGCGCAAACACATAATGAAACCGTAAAGCGCATTATCATGCTGCCTGAATATCAAGCGCTATTTAATGTTGCTATTGACCAAAATGCACGAGGCAAGAAGTTCTTCCGAACGACCGCTGGCGGCGAATGCGCTGCCTTCGGCTCAGGTGGTCCCGTGACCGGCCGTAATGCGGGCAGGTTAGGTTTAGACAGGTTTAGTGGTTGCGTTATCATCGATGACTTTCACAAGCCCGATGACGTCCATAGTGACGCGAAACGCCTACATGCCTTACGCAACTATAGAGAAACTATAGAGCAGCGCCCTAGGGGCTTTAACGTGCCAATCATAGGCATCTTTCAACGGTTACGTGAAGATGATATCGGCGGTTATCTCTTAGAGGGCAATGATGGCCATGAATGGCGTCGCGTTATCTTGAAAGCGATTGATGAGCTTGGTCACGTGCTTTGTCCTCACAAGAATACGTTAGAGCAATTATTAATCAAGCAGAAGACTGATATTTACACTTTTGCAGCACAATTCCAACAAGACCCTCAACCTTCTGGCGGCTCTCTTTTCAAGGATGATATGTTCCCTGTATTGGATTATGAACCTGAAATTTTATACAGCTTTATTACGGCTGATACCGCGGAAGGCACTAAGTCGTATAACGATTTCACGGTATTTAGTTTTTGGGGTATTTACAAGATTAGACAACTTGGTAAAGAAACTGGCGAGTTTGGCTTGCATTGGATTGATTGTATGCAAATTAAAGTTGAGCCCCGAGAACTAAAAGATGCTTTCTTTGCCTTCTGGCATCGTTGTCAATTGCATAAAAAGCCCCCTCAAATGGTTGCAATTGAAAAGAAATCTACGGGCGTGACTTTGCTCAGTTTATTAAGCGAATTACGTGGGCTCCAGGTTAGAGAAATAGAGCGCACCAAGAAGGATGGCAACAAGACATCTCGATTCTTAAGTATGCAGCCTTATGTTGCTCAGCAATTCATCAGTTTCAGCGCTTATGCTGCGCATTATGATGAATGCATTAAACATATGCGTCGTATTACGGCCAATGAAACGCATGCGCATGATGATATTTGTGATACAGCATATGATGCAATTAAATTTACATTTATTGACAGGACTATTTTAAATCAATTAAACAGCAGTCCAGAAACAAAACAATTCACTCAAAACTATGGTGGTTATATAGACACCTATGAACGAGCCCATCAAACTTTATGGCGGAAATAAATATCATGACAAATTATTCGATTGACGATGATTCACCCTACAAAAGCAAGAAAGAGCCAACCAAGAATTTTTCTACGCCGGAGTTCCAAGAAAAACTTGAAGATATCAAAAAAAATATCGAAGAAGGGTATACGTATTTTCGTGATAATATCGAGCGCTATAAAAAGAATGTGCATTTTATCTGCGTAGATAACTTAGGGCCATTAGAATATCAGTCATTAAATGATTTGAAAAAACCAGCTATTAGCTTTAACATTATTGAGGCCAAGATATCCAAACTCCGCTCCATCTTCATGACTCAAGAACCATCTATTACGGTGCGAGCTACTGATGGTATGTTACCGCAAGAGTTGACTAAAGAATTTATCGATAGAATGGAGCTGTTAGAAGGGTATTACCGCGAACTCTTATACAATCCACAGAATGATAGATTTGGTTATCAGGTATGGAGTGACTTATTAATTGGCGGCTGGAGTGTTGCTCGTGTATCTACCGATTATCGAACTCCACGTTCTTTTGAACAGAATATCATGCTTGAACGCCGTTACCCGCCATTTTGCGTGTTCGATCCAGCAGCACAAGAATCTCACAAAGGTGATGGCCAATGGGCGTCTGAAATCATACCAATGACCAAGGAAGAATTAACTCGAACATTCGGTAAAGAAGCTGCTAAGAATATTAGTTTTACCGGCTCTGGCGAAGGTTCAGGCTTTAATTGGTCTTACAATACTGGCACGTCACGTGAAATTGCTATGGTTGGCATGTACTACGATAAGAAAGTTACGCCTAAGAAAATATTGCAATTGGCAACCGGTAAGACAATGGATGCTGATAGATATCCAGAGTTCTTAAAAGAATGGAAAGAGGCTGGCATTATGGCTGTACCTCCAAAACCTGTTGCTGACCGTTGGACGGATGAAACAACTATTTGTGTTTATACGGTTTGTGAAGGCCAGATTTTAAACTATGAAGAAACTGTGTTTGATAAGTTGCCATTAGTGTTTATTGATGGTAATTCGGTTATATCCGAAGAATCAGTAGGTGGTACAGGCGCTAATTTGAAGCAAGTTACGCGTAGTTGGGCTCATCATGCGGTTGATACGCAGAAGCTCAAAAACTTTGCTGGCCAAACGTTAGGTAATGAGCTTGAGAATATGGTGATGCATAAGTTCATGATATCTGTGGAAGCTATCCCCGATGATAAAGAATTTCAACGCGCTTATCAGAATTATCAGAAGCCTAATACGATGGTGTGGCAAGAGCTGTACAAACAAGACCCGAACATTCGTTTAAGCCCTCCGCAGCCTGTTGCTCGGGTTGATACGCCGCCTATTGTGATGGAAACATTCTTGCAGTGCGATAGATTGTTGCAGACTATCACTGGTGACTATGATGATGAAATGGCCATGAACTCTCGTTACATGTCTGGCGAAGCATTTAAACAGGGCGCATTACAAACTAGTCAAGGTGCTAGCCCATGGCTTGTAGGCTATTTTAGAGGCTTAGACCGCATTGCCCAGGTGATATTGCCAGTATTACCTAAGATTCTTAAAGGTCCTCGCCACATCCCTGTAAGGAAAAATGACGGCACACGTAGCTACGAACTTGTTAACAACAAGATTAATAAACAGCCTGACCCTAACTCAATTCAAATGCAATATGATGCTGATGATATGTTGGTGACGATTGAAGCTGGTCCTAGTGTTGCGGTACAAAAACAACTTGCTGTACAACAAATCTCTAATATAATGAATATAAGTCCTTTAATAAATGAATTTTTCTCAACTGATGGAGCATCCGTACTTATGGATAATATTGAATTTAGAGGCTCAGATAGGGCTAAAGCAATATTTGAAGATGAATTTTTGCCTCGTAAACAGCAAGAAATGGAGGCTCAAGGCCAGCAACAACAGGAAATAGCGCAATTGGAGAAAGCTAAATTAATGGCTGAAATTACTCGTGGTCAGACTGCAGCAGATATAGAGCGACAAAAAGTGGAGAATCAAGAATCGCAATTTGTGGCTGATTACATCCAAAAAGCCCAGAAAAATGCGCAAGATTTGCAAATAAAGGCAGCTGAAGTGGCTATTGATAACAAGAAAGCTGATGCGGTAGTAATGCTTGATGCTGGTAAATTGCAACAATCTCAGGTTGATCAATTGTTAAAAGCTGAACAAATTGATGCTGAAAAAGCTAGGACCGAGGTGGAACTAACTACCGCTTTGAGCTCAGATGCGCTAGAATGGGAAAAGCATAAGCATGAAGTATCGCAAGCGAATAGGGATGGTGTAGATAATGTTAGTAATAGTTAAAAGCACTGAAGATGAATCCATATATTTTGATATAAATACTTTACTTGGCGTTTATCTTTCCAGGGAAGATCCTAATTTAGTAGTATTTTGTTTCAGAAATAGCGATCGTCAAAATGTAAAGTGCCTTTCTCCTCAATTGGCAAAAGAAACACTTTATTTTACGGTTAATCGTCTTCATGCTGCAGTAAGAGATAAAGAAGAGGTAGCAATGATAGCAGTCGAAGGAAGATTTGGATGCTAACCATAATTACTAGTCAAGTGGATGAAGCGCCTATATATTTTAATATAAATGATTTGAGCTATGTTTATGTTGTGTACGATCATTTTTCAGCTCATTCATATGCGGGATTAAATACAACAAAATTCCACGAAATACCAGAAGAAAAGCTATCGTGGGGATTAGTTTTTACTTTTAAAAATGGTGATTCTTTATCCGTTAAATGCAGGGACGAAACGATAGCAAGAATGTTTGTCGAAAAGATGCCATTTTATATCGAGCATGAAATGAAGCGCGGAATCACGGCGCTTATATTGCAAGTTGAGAAAGTAGCTAGAAATATAAAGAAAGAGTTAACTCATGAAGAAATAAGCGACGCATTTAAGATACAATCTCTAATGAAGGGGAAGTAAGAGATGGATGAAAAGAAAATTAAAGTAAGCGCCAGAATAGGGCATGATTTTCATGAAACCAAACTTGGAATAACTATCCAAGCAACTGACGGAATAAGATTTCTTTGGTTGAACCTTAAGGGCCATGAGGATAAAGACCAGAGACCTTATACAGCTTTATACAATGAGATGACGCGCGATGAATTTAATAGATTTGTTGCCGAATTTAATTTATTTATTTATGAGGCGGAAAAATTATTTTGGGAAGTGAAAGAAGTGAAAGAGGAGTTAGAAAATGTCCAAATTAACGACGAAACAACGCAAGAAAATTCCTAAAAGCGAATTTGGGTTGGCAGGCGAAAAAAAGTACCCGATGCCTGATAAATTTCACGCAGCTAATGCCAAAGCCAGGGCATCGCAGATGGAAGATGAAGGAAAGCTATCAGCTTCTTCTAAAGCCAAGATTGACGCTAAGGCGAATAAAGTGCTGGGCAAGAAGAAGAAATAGTATGTTTAGCAACGCAGTTATTTATGAATCATCGCGCAAAGCTATAGATGAGCTTCTAAAAAGAATGGCAGTAGATTATGCAGCAGATTTATATAAGGCAGCTTGCGAAGCTAATATAAAATACAGGTTGTTTTGTGAAAAAACAGGAGGACAGAAATGCCATTAAAGAAAGGCAAATCGAAGAAAGTAATCAGTGATAATATCAAAACTGAAATGGCTGCCGGTAAACCACAAAACCAAGCTGTTGCTATTGCTATGAGTAAGGCTGGGAAGAGTAAGAAGAAGAAATAATAATGCAAAATATAATAATTATTCTTTGTTTATTTGTTTTGATATTTAACAGTATTGCAATACAACTGTTATTAAAATATGTTAAACGTATGCATAGGCAGGCAACCGAGAATGGTGCTTGGAATTTAACTCAATTAAGCGGATTAAAGATGGAAATCTCTAATTTAATTAAATTGATTAATAAGGTAGAGCTTGAATCATTAAAAGAAGAAGTTGAAAGTATAAACGAATATTTAGCTACTATAAGTCAAGAAGCGGAGCGGAATGGTTTAGAGGGAAATAATAATGTGCATTTGTCGCGCAGGTGAAAATGATTTGGCGGTAACTTTAGATTTTGATTCTAAATGGCTCAGAGATGGCCGATGGATTGTCATGGATGATATTCATGCTCCCGAACCTCCCGATGCAGAAGAAAAAAGAGCAAGTGTAATTGAGCTGTATAAAAGAATGCTTAAAAAAGGAGGGGCTAATGGAATGGCAAGTTAAACGCAACAATCGCATCTTAAACATTTTTAGGGATACATACGTCCTTCCCGAAGCTGGGATATGGCCAATGTGTTATGTTTATGATACTGAAAATCCATTTATTTCTGGTGAAGGGGAAACAGTTGCAGCTGCTCTTCAAGATTTTGACAATGTTCTTGAATGTTATAATCTGGAAAATCCATAGTGTCGGCCAGCTCTCTCACGGCTCGAAAATCTTCCTGGAATTTTTCATCACACCAAAGAGCGATAAACGGTAAATCTTTATTTTCTTCGAGCCATTTTTCTTTAAGCTGCTTATAACCCTCTACAATCCAACGCCTCTTATTAAACTCTTTCCAGCTTACTTGAATTAAAAAACCATTTTCTACGCACTCTTTTACTGAAAGCCCTTCCATTTCCAACATCCTAAGCCCAATGGCTGGCAACCCTTCTATATAGGGTATTTTTTGTGGTTTTTCTTTACTCATCTTTCGCCAACTCTTTATTGATATATTTTGCTAAATTAATGGGCAATTCTTTGATATCTTTATTTTGTGTTACATACGGAATTATATACATTTTGGTTAATAAGTCTTTCGATGGTGAGAAAATCATACCTAATATAGATATTATTGAAAACGCAAATGCTATAATCAGCCCATTATGGCCTCGGCATTCTGCATCACACCCATTTTCCGCACATTTTTTTGTTGAGCAAAAACCGTAAATTGTGCAAAATATAAGCATAACTAAAAATATATAACCTAAATTAGCTAAAACACCAAATACCCAATAAACTTGCCATGCGCTCATTAATTAACCTCCGTAAAATACAGCTTCACCATTAGGACATAAATATATCTTACCTGATTTAATTAGATGGCATTGATTGGCTTCGACATAATTATGAGCAATTTCAGCTTGCCTCAGGCTGGTTGCTGTGGCAATAATAAGCCCTACTGTGGCAGCTATTGCGATTACAACTATATAACCACCCATATTAAACTCCATCCATTCTTATTATATCTAACGTCATTACCTCGCCATCAGCGCATATAAAGCTTTGAGGCATTCCTTTTCTAAAGAATGAAACCGCGCCTTGGAATATCGCGCCATCTTTCCTGCTATATGTCATATTGCAGAATCGTGTATCAGCGCCTGTAAAATCAGCACATCTTAAATCAGCTCGCATAAATGAAGCAGTCCTTAACACAGCACTTTTAAAGTTAACGCCATAACAACTAGCATCATGAAATTTAGCGCCAATTAGATTGGCATTCTGCAAGTCTAAACCATCAAGCTTAGCGCCTCTTAAATCAGCATCTTTTAGATTGGCGCCTTTTAAGGAGATGTTATTAATGGCGCAATGTTCTAAAACGTTACTTAAAGAAGCATTCTCGCCATCATAGATATAGATGATAGCGTCATCATTATTTTTAATTATCTTTTTCATTTAAGTTTTATCTCCATACTTGTAAATGATACTTCACAAATCATATCTTCAAATACACCCATACTTTTACCGCAAACTTTGCAATACCCTTCTAAGATAGCAGGGCAACAATCGGTAACAACACCGTTCGGTTCAAAGTTTTCTAGATTGCAACATTTTTCATTCATCTATCAATCCTTAATAGCAAATACCACTTGTTTTCTTTTGTATATATAAAGCTGATCATAGATGCCTGTATAACAAGGAATGGAAACAGTTTCCACTAATTCCCACCACTTATCTAACTCATCATGGAATTTATTACATCCTGTACACCCTCCTGCATCTTCTCCTATATAAATTACAGTATCGCCTTGATAAGTACGTAGGCAATTAAAAGCAAACGGCTCACCATAAGGTGGCCAACATAACAGTAAAGCATAATATTCATATTTGTTTTTCTTCAATTTTTCATAAGAGCCAACTTTTATTTTGTAAAAGGCTTCTTGTTGATCAGTAGATTTATTTTTAGCTACCACATATTTATCAAAACATTCTATTTTGACGCCATATTCATTTAAAAGAGAGGCCCAATAACCTTTGCCAGCACCCATTTCAATTATCGGCTTATTTAGAAGCATTCCCATAATTAAACCTTGCGTATAGCCCATCATCACTCCAAATTAAAAACCGCTTCTTTTACCACTAGCGGCAAAGTGGGCAGTTTGTTATCTAACTCCAAATAACAAACCAGCGATGCACAGGGCAGTCCGTTTCTTTATATCTGGTTGGCCTAACAGGACTTGAACCTGCGACCGTAGAATTATGAGTTCTCTGCTCTAACCACTGAGCTATAGGCCAGAAAAAAGCGATCTCCACCAATTCTTCCTTCTTAAAGATTCATCTTTTCTTTTATCATAAATCCATTTAATCGTATCAATAATGCATTGCATGCATATCTTCATGGTTTCTTTATCGCCTTCTAAGCAAAATACTGTTTGTTCAAGAGCATTTCTTTCATTTAAACAAACACCACATCTAATCCAGCGACCAAATTCTGCCGAGCTTATACTTTCGCCCACTATATATCCTCACTATGTATGCAATCTTTTTCTATTTTCTAGAAACAGCCTTAGCTCCTCTAACCGATATCTAACTTTTCTCCCTACTTTTATATAAGGCAAATCATATCGTCCGCATGTACGCCATGCTTGTAGGGCGCTAGGAGTTACGTCTAAAAATTCTGCAGCCTCTTTTATAGATAACAGCTTGGAGTTAGGTAACGCATCATAATAATCTTCATTCATATTCGTTTGCTTTTAACTAGATTCATATACATACGCAGATAATAGCATGGTTTCGTGTGGTTGTCTATTGTTTTGTGATGAATATTCCGTAAGATTTCATAATTTCGTAAGATTTCGGGATTTCCCACGCGCATGACTTCCATATCTATATCTATTCGTGATTCGCGAATTGCGAACGTTTTACCGAAGCCGGTTATATGAAATCAACTTTCTTATACAGATAATTGCCTTCATGTATAAATTCATACAAATTATTGACATAATAAAAATATGTAGTATAATTTATGTATGCAATGCTGTTGAGCTATAAAAAATACAGGTTTGCCCACTTATCGGGGTTAAAGATAGGCGTGCTGCACGTAGCAGGGTTGCCGTGACGGGGTTAATAGTCAATAAGAGGTTTTATTTTGGATAATGAATTAGTGAATGCTGATATTTCAGCTATGGAGTCGTCTAGTCCTAAACAAGCTCCTAGGTTATATAGTGACCAAGAAGTGAATGATTTATTGACAGCTAAGATTGCCGCAAAAGAAGAAAAATTGCGACGAGAATACGCTATGCAACAAAGTCAGCCAGCAAGTCCATCTGTAAATAAAGATGAACTTTATGGTGAATTTAGGGCGAAAATGTTGGAAGAAATGGAGCAGAAAAATAGGGAGCAAAATGAGCTATTGCAGCGTCAGGCTTATGAGCAGACAACGCAGAGTTTATTGAGCAAGATGGAAAAAGCTGCTCAAGAAGACAAAGACTTCGTTAAATTGCAGGAAGATTTTGACTTTGATGTTTACAGAGATGTGGTATTAGCGGCAGATAAGATGCCAAATACAACAGATGTATTGAAAGAAGTCTGGAGTGATCGCAAAAAAGCTGTTGAACTACAGTCATACGCTAATATAAGAGATTGGCGCACTTTTAATAAAAAGTTAAAAGAGCTGTCAGATTCTTTGGCAACTAATAAAAATACGGAATATACCGGTGATGTTGTTGCCCCATATACCAAAGTTAAATCAGGAGTTGCTAGCGTAAATAATGGCCCCCTGAGTGTTGAGGATTTTGCAAAAGTCTTTAGACATTAATAGATAGGCTTTTTACGCTTTAATTTAATTTTGAGGTGTAAAATGTCTGCTGTTCCTTCAAATAGCCTAGTTAATGTGGCTACCTATTCGAATGCCCTTTTAGGTAGTCTGATGTCAATTAATCCTTGGATTGGTACTTTAAATCATAAGTACAAGAATTTTACGAGTGGGATCGTAAATAACTTAGGTCCTAGTGTTTTAATCGAAAAACCCCCATTAGTAAGTCACGCGAATAGTTTAGAGGCGCAATTCCAGGGCGCTCAACAAAGATTCGAAACATTAACTATTGACCAACCAATTTCAATTGCTTTGGCATTTAATAGTGAGCAATTAGTTGAAAACAATATTAATGAATATATGTCTCGTTGGGGTGAAGCAGCTGTTAACCGTGCTGGCTCAGTCATTGGCAATAATCTTGCCAGACATGCTTTAACTGATACTTATAGATTTTTCGGTGATGGTCGCACACCTATTACAACTCGCTTGCAATTAATGCAGATGAAAGCTCAATTTGAGAACTATGGTTCGGCTGCAGGTACAGCAAAAGGTTATATTTCTGATTTAATGGTTCCAAGTATCATCGGTAGCGATTTAAACCAATTTGTAGGTGCTCGAAATGATAAAGAAGCTGCAAGTTGGGAATTAACACCTTCTTATGACACTAATTGGTATAAAACTAATATTTTAGCAACCCATTTTGCTGGTACTGAAGGGCAAAACGCTAACAATCTATTAACAATTACAGCTGTTGAGACTCAAGCTGACGGCGGTATTATTGGTTTAGTTTGTAGCGGTACTACTTCTGCTAATGATGTGGATTGTATCAAAGAAAATGACAAGCTCTATTTTGTTGATAACGTAGCTGGTTTTCCGGTAAATATGCGCTATTTGGTATGGGATACGCCAATTGTTTCTGGTAACCCAGTTCAAATGCGTGCGACTGCAAATGCTCCTGCTGTATCAAGTAGCGTAACTATTCCGATTTTCCCTCCTTTGTACGCTACAAATGATAATAACGCTAACATTAATCAGCAAGTACAGGCTGGTATGAAAGTTAAAGTTATTGGCAGCAGACAATGCGGCTTATTAACAGCTGGTGATCCTTTCTATTTAGCGATGCCTCCATTGATGGATCAAGATCCATTCAGCACTTCTGTGGCTCGTTCAAAAGATGGTATGTCCATGCGTTTAACCAAAGGTTCACGTGGCCCTGGCTCAAACTTCCAAGGATTTGTTTGGGACGGTATATGGGGTGGTAAATTGATGGCCGAATATGGCATGGAAATTTGTATACCTTTAAGTTAATAACTGGAGTTTTAAAATGAGTCAAATTAGTCAACCTTTTGTTAATGCGGGTACTATCTACATAAATGGAATGATACCTGCATATGTTTCTAATACCACGTTTACAGTGACAGCTGGGGCTTGCCGCAACTCAACTAATATTAATGATATTATTGTTGATTCCTTGACCACGGTAGATATGTCAACAAATGGTATTAACGGATTAGATTTTGGTACATTTGCTGCTAGCACTTTGTATACTATCTATGCAGTTGGCGATTCTAACCAAGCTAATCCTGCTGGTTATGTTGTTTCGACAAATCAATCTGTAGTGGGTGTAATGCCGGCTGGTTATGATATGCAATTAATGATTGGGCATATCAAAACTGATGGCTCAATCCATATTCTTCCTTTTGATTATGTTGGTAATGGATTAGTTCGCACGATGCTATATAGAACGGCGGTTGCCGTTCTTACTGGTGGCGCTGCTACTTCATTCACTGATGTAGATTGCTCTGCATATGCTCCAGCTAGAAAGTCAAACCTTCATTTAAATGTCAATTTAACTCCAAATGTGGCTGGAGATGAATGTGATTTGAGAATAAATGGTAATTCTGGTGTAGCAAATGTGTTCTTAACCGGTGTAGTTGCGGCTGTTGCGCAAAAAATGCAAGCACAAGTGATGTGTGATGCGAGCGCCATTTTTGAATATAAGTTGCAGAGTGCCTCTGATGCAGTAACCATTTACTTAGCTGGTTATGATGAAATTTTAGGGCTTTAAAAAGGTGGTGAAGCATGGCCGTAACCGCTTACAGTATCGTATCAATTGCATTCTTTATTGCTAAGATTTACGGTCGTGGCTTCACTAATCTCACGCCTACGAATATTTCGGATGGCGTGAGCGCCTTAAATGATATTCTAGCTGAGAAATCTGTAGATGACTCACTTAATCCTTATTATGCTACGTATGCTTTCGATACGGAGCCTAATGTCGAAACTTATTTTATTCCAGATTTAGTTGAATGCGATACTTTGACATATGAATTTCAAACTTTGCGTTTGCCCATGGAGTTTGTAAGTCGCGATCAATATAGGGGTTCTATTAGAGCAAATGGCATAGATTCATTACCCCAGATTTACTTTGTTGAAAGAGTAAAGGGTGGCGCTAATCTTTCAATGTATTTCTTTCCCAATCAAATTTATCCATTTGAATTAGTTGGTAAGTTTGCTTTAACAACAGCGGCCACTCCATATACAGATTTATCTTTATATTACGATCCATTTTATTTGGCCTATTTAAAAGCAGCAATAGCTTTAAGATTATGCATTTATTATGGCACAGAGCCTACGCAACAACTATTAAATTTAATGAAATATTACGATATTACTATGGCAAATCAGATTTCACCTCCTGATTTGAGTGTAAGCAAAATATCCACATTAGGAAAGAACAATGCTTTGAACTGGGGTGTAATAAATATAGCCAATACAGGATTTTACCCATAATGGCTAGAGAATTTATTCCAATAACCGTGGTAGGAGGTTCTACTTTTGGGAGATATTTAAAGATATCTTCGCAAAAAATATACAATTTATTTATGTCTGATGGCTGGCTTGTTAATTTTTCCGGGTGGAAAAAAATAATTGAACTTGAATCAAGTGCAAATCAAGTTGTAGAAGGGCGCGGTTTTTTCAGGAGCATTCGAGGCAATCTTATTCTAGCTGTTGTTAATTCATCTGTATGGCTTTTAGATGAGAGCATTGGAGCTAGTTTTATTGGAAATATTTCTACCGCTAGTGGCCCTGTATTTATGGATGAAAATTTAAATGGACAAACATGTATTGTTGATGGAACATATGCATATATATACAATAGATTTACCAATTCTTTGACCAGACAAACTACAACTATTCCCGATGATTTAATTCCGGTAATGGTTTGTTTTCATGATACTTATTTCCATATAGGTAATGGCAATACTACAGGTAATGGTGCTAAATGGTATGTATTTCAATTTGAAACAGATTCAACTATCGAAGTTGCAGATGGAGGTGTTTTATCTTTACAAACAAAACCAGATTATGCAAGAGCTATCGTTAGATTATCTGAAAAAGGTAAAAATGTTATTGTATTTGGAACTGCAGTTACAGAAATACATATAAATAGTCCACTTACAACAGGACTTGAAACTCTTTTATATCAAAGAATTCCTACAATTAATATTGATTATGGTGTATTAAGTCTTGCTACTATTGCTAGCTCTGATGATATGGTGTGTTGGTTAGCTATAAATGAAAAAAGCGCTCCTGTTATTATGTATTTTGATGGTAATGCTCACCATACTATTTCTACAGATGGCATTAACTATCAACTTGGAACTCTTAAAAATCCCGGTAAATCTGTTGGTTTCTTCTATAAGAAAGACGGACATTTATTTTATCAAATAACATTCTATGATGAGCAAGACAATCTTACACTTGCTTATGATTTTACCGAAAAGAATTTCCTTAATTTAAGTGATTACAATTTAAACTTTCATCCTGCACGTCAAGTAATTTATGTAGGGCAAAGAACATTTTTCATTTCATTAACTAATGGTGCAATTTATGAGACAGGCACTGATTTTACTACCTATGATGAAAATATAGCCAAGAAAGGGCGCCCTAATTATCTTCCCGAACACAATCATATTATCCCTCGGCAAGCTGTTTGTGGAACTTATAGATTCAATGGTGAGCTTATGCCGCAACCAGTATGTGGAATTCGTTTAACTTTAGCTGTAGAGCAAGGACAAGATTTAGATTATTCGGAATTAAGTGTTACTGCCGGATGCTCGGATGTAATTATTACCGAAGAAGGCGAAACAGTTATTACAGAAGAAGGTGAAGATGTAATAACTGAAGGAAGCACTCAATGCTTTACTTATGTTCCAGGAATAGATTTCTCGTTTTCTCAAGATGGTGCTCAAACTTGGAGTAATGAAGTTAGGGCTATTTCGAATTATACAGCTGAAAGACAAAACATTACGGAATGGACTGGATTCGGTCAGATTAATGAATTTACACCCAAATTTAAATTTTGGACAGCTGGCAGAGTGGTATGCGGCAATGCAATGTTGGAGATATTAACGTAATGGCTAAAGTTCCATTTTATATACAAGGCCAAGATAAGAGTTTGTATGACTCTGATTTGAATGCGGTGTTACAGCAAACATTAAGTGACAATGGATTGCCATCACCGCAACAATCGAGTGCCAATATTACTTCTTTAGGAGCTCAAGCTCCTAATGGTGTGATTTGGTATGACACAGACAATCATAGATATGTGGGTAAGGAAAATGGTGTTCTTGTTGCTTTTACTACGGCACCAATATAGGAGTTAATTATGGGTATTTTTCATCACACTCAGCATTATAGCAATCCAGCAGATGCTGCTATGCCATATATGCAACAAATTCCTGAAACAGTTACCCCATATTATCAAGGTGCAATAAATCTTGGGAAAGGTGCTGTTAGAACTATGGCGCCCATACAACAACAAATGGCGACTGATCCAGGAGCATTTTACAATGGAATGATGTCTGGCTATGAACCATCTGACCAATATAATTTTAATCAGCAACAATTAATGAATCAACAACGAGCTGCAGCAGCGGCAGGCGGTTTTGCCGGAACTCCTTATGATCAAGGTCGACAAGCCGAGCTAACTCACGGACTTTTATCGCAAGATGAACAAGAATATTTCAATAATTTAATGGGTATTCAGAATAAAGGCATGAATGCTGGGATGGATTATTTCCATCAAGGCTATGATGCCTCCAGTAATCTTGCAAATCTATTAGGACAGAATCTAGCTCAAGAAGCAGGTTTAGCTTATCAGGGCGAAGCATTTAAAAATCAAATGAAAGCGCAACAAGCTTCAAATAGGTTTGGACTGTTAGGAACTGCTATTGGCGCTGGTACTGGTTATATGGGCACGCGCAATCAGCCATCTAATCAATATTATGGTTACGATCCAAATGCATCTCCTGCTGTTGGCGGTTACTCTCCGAGGTATACATAATGGCAATAAATTATCCTGATTTTAGGGCAGATCCGAATGCTGCTCCACAATTAAATGCTTTGCCGAGTTTAACTCAAAGCTTGCAGAAGGGTTATATGTTAGCCCAATTGCCTCAGCAATTAAAAATGCAACGCGCTCTGCAGCAATCTGAGTTAGAAAGAAATCAGATGCAAAATTATTATTATCCGCAGATGCAAGATGCTCAATTGGCTCAAACTAATGCAGCAACGCAAGGACAAGTTTTACAGAATAACGCTTTCCCGAGCTTAAGTAATGCACAAATAGAGCAAATAAAAGCATTAACAGGTCAAGCAATGGCTGGCACAAGATTGACCAATCAAGAAGCCAATTTATATGAACCTTTAACGCGTAGCCAGATAGCTAAGAATATGGCGGATTTAAATCGTACCGATAATGGAATTACCGTAGGTGTAGATGAAAATGGAAGGCCTTTAGTGCAAATAGGTGGCAGTTCTAAAGGTGGCACTGGGAGTATGGGTGGTAAATTAATGATTGACGCTGATGGGAATGTTATTTCACAGCCAACTCGTCAAAATACATCAAAAATTCAAAATGCTCAACTTGGAGAGGAAACAGCAGCGCCTTTTATAGACCAAATAATTAAATCAATGCCGCAATTTCAAACACCAGGCAAACGATTTGAAAGAGGTGTCGCATCTGCAGCTAATATGATCGGCCTTGGTAATTTCGCAAATGCATTTGGTGTAGATACAAATTTGCCAAGTCAATACGCACAAGGATTGGCTGCGATTAATACTGCGGCTGAAGGACTTTTATCAGCTTCAAATTTAAATAGTACGGAAGAAAATTTAAATAAATTTATTAAAAATTTAACTCCTCTTCAAGGAGAATCACAATCAGGATATAGAAATAGAGTTAAAAAATTCTACAACACTATCCAATTTAAAAATATGAATACTGCTAAAAAATTAGCTAGTGGTTTTAATACTGGCATAAATGTAAATGGACCTCAAGCTAATTCGCAACCACAGCGAAATCCTGCATTAGCTCATTTAAGCGATGAAGAAATATTGGCAGGTTTACAATGAGCGCGCAACAAGATTACATAAATGAAGCAATAGCACGGGGCTTAATAGCCCCCAACCAAGCGCAACAGTTTTCTAAAGAAGATTATGCCGCTGAAGCTAAAGCTCGAGGATTGAAAATGCCAGAGCCAATCCAGCAACAACAGCCATCTTTTATGGATAAAATAAAATCGGTAGGCAGAGCTGCTGGCACTGATATAGCAGGCGCTTATTCGCAATTAACAAATAATCCATCAAGAGCCGGAAGAGTAGCTGGTGCTTCTGCTTTAGATTTAATTCAAGGTGGCGCAAATCTTTTGATGCCCACTACGCCTGACCAAAAGACTATGCTTGAAAAATTTAGTCCATACCCTGTTGGGCAAAAGACTGATTTTGGTCAAAAACTTGGTATTGGAGCTCCTCAAAGTGGTGATACAACTTTGTCTATTTTGCCCTTTTTAGCTGCTCCAGAATTAAGTGAAGAAGCAATTCCTGCTTTAGGCGGCCGATTAACTACAGAGGGTTCTAAAGGACTATCAGCTTTAAGGGCAACTTTAGCAAAAGGAACGGAAGGCGCTTTATATAATGAAGCTGCTGGCGGTAATGGCGCTTCAGGATTTGCAATGGGCGCTGCCATTCCAGGTAGTGTCGCTTTATATAGAGGCGCTAAATCAATACCTTCTCGCTTAGTTCGTGGAACAGCGACGCCAGAAGAACTGGCAAGAAATGCTATGGTTGCTGGCGAATCGCAGATACCAATTGGCCAGATAACTAAAAGTCCGCTTACAAATAAGCTTTATGAAAATACTTTGGCTAATATTCCAGGAGCTGGGATTGCTGAAAAACAAAAAAGTGTTGTTTCTAATTTGGAAAATGAAACTACTAATTTTGTTTCTAATTTACGTGATGAAGCAAAAATATCTGGTAAAGATGCTAATGATGAGCTTAAAACCGCATTAGGGCAAGCGCAAAAAGAAGCCACAAAAGTAAAAAATAATTTATATAATAATGTTGATCAAATAGCGGCTGATGAAGGTCATGAACTTAATTTAAATTCTTTTAAACAGAAAGCTCAAGAATCTATGAATCTAATTAAAGATTCTCCTTTACTACAAGGAAATGCAAAATTACGCTCATTTTTTAATAATATTGGTGGGTATGAGAAAGGAGTGCCAAAAGAAGGCGCTATTTTATCAGAAAAAGGAACACCAATAGAGCAACCTAGAGCACCTTCTATTAAAGAAGCTAATTTAATTAAAAATGAATTATGGAATCAAGGCCAAAAATATCAATCCTCTGCTTCTGCAGTTGAAAGAGGGTTAGGAGCAAAATATAAAGATTTATCTAAAGCCATAGGAACAGATATTAAAGAAAGCATTGAAACAACTGGCTCTTTAGATTTAAAAAATGCCTTTAATGATGCAACTAAATATTATAAAAGCACATTTGGTAATTTTTTAGACAAAGGTCTTTATAAATATTTAGATGAATCTCGGCCAGCAGATGCTCTCGCACGTCAGGTTGTTGGCCCATCAAAATTAAATGATAAATATTCAGATATTGAGAAAATAAATAATTTATTGCCAGAAGACAAGCAGCATATATTAGGTTATGCATTCTTACAAAATGCACTTGGCGATGGCGGAAAAGTTGATCAGAAAAAATTTTTTGAATTAATTAATTCATTGGGAAGCCGCCAGTTTAAATCATTATTCTCAACTCAAAATCAAAGCAAATTATCAGATTTATTGACATTAAGAAAAATGAGTGGAGATGCGTTAGGTTACATGGCCAATCCTAAAACTGGATTTTCTACCTTGAAATCATTTGGCCATTTAGCAGGGGCAGGTGCTGCCGGTGGACTTGCCGCGAACTATCCAGATTCAGCGTTAGGCGCAGCGGCAGGGACTTTAGTCGGCTCCAGAGTATTAGGAAAATTAATGACAAGCCCCAAAGTTCGCAGGTCATTAATTAACCAAATGCTAGCCCAATCAAAGGGCGCACCTATTTACGATCCAACTATTGGCTCTCAAGTGCTGTCCAGATATTTGGCTCGCGTAAGGCCATCTCAACAAGATAAGGATGAACAGAATGCTAGATGAACGCTACGTCACAGCCATTAGTTTAAATCAAGTATTTTTAGATAAAGATACTGGCGAACCATTAAATGGATATGCTCAATTTTTTGAAGATAATAGTCGTTCAACTCCAAAATTGGTTTATCAATTAACAGGCGCCCCCCCTAATTATACTTATGTTGCTCTTCCAAATCCCGTGGACATCGTTAATGGTGTTTGCGTTGATAATTCTGGTGCAAATACTGCTATTTATGCTTTTCCTTATGATGATTTGGGCGATTTAGACCTCTATTATGTAAAAATATTTAGCAATGGTGTCGGTACAGATGATATTCTTCAAGAACAACGCCAAGCATGGCCTAATATAACTGCGGGAGACGATCCAACCAGAACCGAAAATAGCATTACTAATGAACTTTCTAATTCGCAATTTGTGGAAGTATTATTCAATGATCAATATGGAGTATCAATTTCTACTGGTGGCGCTGTTACTAATGCAGTTTATGATATTGCTCCAGATTGGCAGCTTATAGTTTCTTCGAACAGTGATGCAACCATTGCAATTTCGCGAACCGCTATTGCTGGCTCATCGAATATCATCACCAATCCGCCATATCAATTAGAGATTGACCCTCAAAGTGGCAGTATTACAAGCCTTAAATTAAGCCAAAAGCTAAACAATAATCCTGATATATGGTCAAATGGCTTTATAGCTGGCAGTATTGTCGCAGCATCTTTAGATGGTATTCCCCATACTATTGAATTGGTTTATGCACCAAGTATTGCGCCTGCTTCTAATATTATTCTAACAGGTGTAACGGGCGATTCTGGTTATACTCGTTTTTCAGGAACAATTGAGCTTGATGCTGGAACCAATACTAATGCACCGCCAGATGGGTATGTTTTAATACAAATTATATTGCCAACTAATGGCCAAATGGCTATTACTAGCGTTCAAGTTGTAGGTCTTAATAGTGATGAAGAAGATGTATTATATGACCAACAAACGGTTAATCGTCAAGAAGATTATTTATTTCATTATTATAATTCATTAATTCAAGCTATTCCTGTTCCTAGTATTATTCAAGGATGGGATTTTAAGGTTAACCCAGCGCAATTTGGCTCATCTGTTTCAATGGGTGCTGTGGCATCTCAATATCTTTGGGATCAATTAATAGGTTTCCAATCTGCTAATAGTTTGCTGTCAGTTTCAAGAGCGGTTCCTAGATCGTTGACTGTTAGCCATGCGGGAAGCGCAGGGCAAATAGCATTAATTCAATATATAGATGGCAGTGATTTAAATCAGCTTCTATCTAATGAATTTTCAGTACTCATTAAAGCTTATACAGATTTAGCTGCTGGTATTGGCGGCACTGTTTCATTTTGGCAAACAACAGATGCAACATTACCCAATGTAGCCGCGGGCACAAATCTATCTTTAGTTCAAACTCTTGATTCTAATGGCAAACCAACTGCATTTCATGGCAATTGGACTGAAATACCAAGAAATTATAGAGGAGATGCAAGATTTACAATTCCATTTAATGGAGATGCTTTATGGCAACCAATAGCGATTAATGGGTGGAATCGTTCCACCAATGCAATTAATGGCGCAGCGACTTATGGTGCAATTGTTGTTGGTTTTGAAGCTAGCAGTTCTGCTCATAATATTGTCGTTGATTCTATATCTGTTACACCGGGTGCATTAGCAGTTCCTGTTGCCCCAATGCCTTATAACTTAACATTGCTCGCCCTTCAAAAATATTATGAGAAAAGTTATGGCGAGGATGTATATGCCGGTACTGCAACTGTTTTAGGTGCTCAATCTTTTATTCAAGCTCATACTGTACTTATCCCTCCAGCTACAACTATAACAGATTCAACTGATGCATTTTCAATAAGATATCAGGGTGTTAAAAGAGTAACTCCAAATGTTACTCTTTATTCACCAATAACTGGTGCTGCTAATAATGTTTATTATTATGGTAATACAATAACTTCTGATATTACAGTATCAGGACATTACACTTTATCTGGTAACAGTAAAGTAGGTGCATATTATATTGCCGCTGGTACTGTCAATACAGGATCGATAATAGCATCATCACCTCTAAACGTAATGATACTTCATTTTATTGCTGATAGCCGTCTAGGCATTGTTTTATAACACAGGAGATTTTTTATGACAATAAGCGTTTTTCAACAAAGATATTCAGATGGAGCTGTTGATGATTTTAGTGCCGCAATATCAACTAAAAAATATAGCGTTGCTTTAGCTGCTGGAACAGCCAAAAGTGTTGATGTTCCACTTGATGATAATGGCTGTATGGGTCTTAGTATTAGCGATATTAAAAAATGTCTTGTTTTAATTAAACCACAAGCCGGAAAGAATGTATGGTGGTGCGTGAATGATACTGTTGTTACAGCATCTGGACTTACAGATTTTACGGAAACATCTTCAGAATTAATAACTGAAACTACAGGTAGATATGTTAAAGGTGGCGATACGCTTTCATTTAAAACAGATGATAGTGGTGGCGCAGCTGTTAATGTTTGTTTCTATTCATTACCAAATGCATAGATTTTTAGAAGAGAAGTAAATGTCAAAGAAATTTAGTCAGTTTACAGAAGGGAATATAATGCGAACTAGCGATACTGTCGCTGGTTTGCGTGATTCTACAAACTATAAATTTAATTTTCCAGGTGATGGTATTGAAGATGCTGATGGAAATTTTCTTGTAAAATGGATAAGTGGTGGTTCAACTGCCACTAATTGGGTTCAATTTACAAGCAGCATTACTGGCTCTCCCGTTATAGTTTCATCAGATGGTAATGATGAACATATTGATTTAGTTGTAAAATCTCATGCTGATGGCACCCTATATCTTATATCACCTCAAAATGGTGATATTGAGATTGCCCTATTAGGTGGCGGCGATATTTACATGGATACAAACATGGGTGGGATTATTGTTAATTCCAGCGATGTTTATAAGTATGTATCTAACGATCCAACCTTGTCCGCTGATAGTGCTGTGACTCTTCCAACGCAACAAGCGGTAAAAGCTTATGTTGATGGCAGCACGCCAAGTCTTGGTCAAACTTTCATCACCAATACCGATGAAACGGCAAGTCTCCCCAATTCAGACCCATTAGCATTAAAGCCTACTGGTATTTTAGCGAGCACAACTTCTACCGGGGTACTTAATACTCGCGTTTTAACTGGAACAACGAATCAGATAGATATCATAGATGGCGATGGGGCTAGTGATCCAACTTTTACTTTATCTGCAACGATCATTACTCCTGGAACATTAACACTAGGTGGAACATTTTTTGTAACGGGTCAGAATATAGAGGCAACCAGCGGTAACGTTACGATTATTACTGATGGCGCCAGTTCAATTGATTTATCCTCTCCCACTGTATTAATTGAACAAGATTTAACCCATGCCGGTGACCCAGACAATAAAATAACCTTTGGAACTGATACCCAGAATTTCCAAACTGGTGGTTCAAGCCGAATGGACATATCCGATAGCGGTATCCGCTTAGGAGGAGCAGATGCCAGAGTAACATCTATCCTAACTGATACCACCATGGCGGCCGCTTCTGATACAAATATATATACGGGTCTTGCCATAAAAACTTATGTAGATACTTCAGGCGGCGCTGCTGTTACCTTAAGCAGTGCAGGTGGAACAGAAACATTAGTTAATGATGGAGTGGGCCCTAACCTATTTACGAAAGGTCTCACAGCTGGTACAGGTATATCACTTTCTAGTGATGGGGTAAGCGTTACTATTACAAATAGTGATGCCGGTGCAACAGTTACGCTTAGTAATGCCGGAACAACCACACTGGTTAATGATGGAGTTGGGCCAAATCTATTCACGAAGGGTTTGGCAGTTGGTACTGGTATGGCTGCATTTGGCGTTTCATCAACTGATGTGACGATAAATCTTTCAGTACCAGTTTCCATTGCTAATGGTGGTACGAATAGTACGGCAGCAATAGGCGCTAGCGGCACTTTAGCACAGTCAAATGGAACATCTTATACATTTACAACCGCAACATTTCCAGCGACCGCAACAGGAACAGGAACTTTCTTGCGCGCAGATGGTACTAATTGGGTTGCAAGTAGCGCCACTTTACCTAATACAGCCACACAAGGCGATTTATTGTATGGAAGCGCTGCTAATACATGGACCAGTTTAGCCAAGAATACATCTGCTACCCGCTATTTAAGCAATACCGGAACGAGCAATAATCCTGCATGGGCGCAAATTGATTTATCTAATGGTGTCACAGGCGTATTACCAATAGCAAATGGTGGCACTAATACTAGTAGCGCTATTGGCGCAAGTGGAACAATAGCTCAATCGGATGGAACGAAATACACTTTTACCACAGCCACTTTTCCATCTACAGCAGGTACGGCTGGGACTATTCTGCGCTCAAATGCAACAAACTGGATTAATAGCACCTCAACGTTTGCCGATACTTATTCTGTTAGCACTATTTTATATGCTTCAAGTGCGAATACGGTTACGGGCCTTGCTACAGCTAATAGCGCGGCTTTAGTAACTAATTCCACAGGCGTTCCGGCGTGGTCTTCTACTATGACCAATGGCCAAGTCATTATCGGCTCTACGGGGGCAACGCCCACAGCGGCGACTTTGACTCAAGGTACAGGGATGACCATTACAAATGGTGCCGGGACAATTACTGTAGCATTAAGTACACCTGTATCCATTGCTAATGGAGGCACTAATACAACTTCAGCAATAGGTGCAACAGGAACATTAGCTCAATCTAATGGAACAAATTACACATGGACTACAGCGACCTACCCAACAACTGCTGGAACATCGGGTAAGATACTAATATCGAATGGCACCAATATCGTTAGTTCAACGCCAACTTATCCTAATAGTGCTTCAGGTACGGGCACAATCTTAAGAGCTGATGGTACCAATTGGGTTGCAAGTACAGCAACTTATCCAAATACAGGTGGCACAGCAGGAACAATATTAAGATCGGACGGTACCAACTGGGTAAATAGCACCGCAACCTATCCCGGGACCAGTGGTACAAGCGGGACGATTTTACGCTCCAATGGGACTAACATAGTTAACAGTACGGCTACATTTGCAGATACTTATACAGCTAGCAATCTACTTTACTCTAATGGCTCTAATACAGTCACAGGATTAGCAACTGCCAATAGTGCCGTACTTGTTACCAATTCAAGCGGTGTTCCAGCTTGGTCAAGCACTATGACGAATGGCCAGTTGATTATAGGTAGTACTTCTGCAACGCCAACTGCTGCAACATTAACTGCAGGAACTGGGGTAACTATTACAAATGGACCTGCCAGCATTACGATTGCTGCAACTTCAGTGCCAGCAACGAGTGAGGTAACTGGAACAAGTCAATCTATGGCTGTTAATACTACGTACATTGCAAATAATGCATCTTTAGTTACATTGACTTTACCAACAACTGCGGCACTTGGGGAATTTGTTCAAGTACTCGGAAAAGGTGCCGGTTTATTTAAAATTGCCCAGAATGCAAGCCAAGTAATTCGATTCGTTAGCTCCTCGACTACTACGGGAACAGGCGGTTCACTAACGGCCATAGAGCGATATGATTCAATAACACTTAAATGTATTACTGCCAATACGGATTGGATAGTAGTTGATAATACAGGAACCTATACCATCGTATGACGACTATTAATAATTTCGGAAATGCATTTTCTGGCGTTACGGGCAATGGTAAATTTGTTGGATCTGTGTCGCCTGTATTTGATGGTCCAATTGATGCAGGTGGCGCGACAACTCTTAAAATAACGAATAGCGCGGCACCCACAGTTTCAACCAATGGTGATTTAGCCGTAGATACTACTTTCACCAATTTCAGCGGCATGATGACTTATTATAGCGGATCTCAGCAATATTGCCCGGCTATTTTGCCCGCTGATATCAACGCAACAGACGCCTATTTAGTTGCTTACAATCTTGCGTCAACAAAATTTGTAATGCAAAAGCAATCTGGCATTGTACAATTTGTTATTTTTACCGATACAGCTGATGGCGCAACTAGCTCTACCAGCATGGTTAACACTACTTTAACCGCCAACATAACGCCAAATAGCGCTAGCAATAAAATATGGATAATGGCTTATGCATGTGACTTTAATTCAATAGGAATTAATAATGTAGACGGTTATTCTACTTATGATTTAAGAAGGACAACTGGTACGGCTACCACCTTAGCCACCACTCTAGTGGGGGTTCATAATGGCGCTGTCGAAAACACAGATACAAGAAGCTTTATATCATTGTATGGCTATGAAACAGCTCCGGATACAAGCACACATACTTATGTTTTAAGACATTCGGTACCAGGAGCAAGCTTCACATCTACTTATAAGGGTAGCTTTGCAGCAACAATGATATTGCTGGAGATGCTGCCATGACCACCATTAATAATGCAGGTATTGGCTTATCAGGAACAACAGGCACAATAAACTTTGTTGGAAGTTCAAATTCTGTGTTAACTGGTAATTTGGATTGGTCTGGGGCTTCTTTTGTTAGATTTCCTGTAAGTGCAACACCAACAGTAAATGTAACTGGACAAATGGCATTAGACAGTAGTGTTAGCGGTTACCCAGGACTTTTTAAATATTATGATGGTACGCAAGAAATGGCCATATTAGGAATGGCAAGTGCCGATTTCAGCGCAACCGATAATTACCAAATATCTTATAACAATACCTTTTCAAAATTAGCTATGACACAACAAGCTAATGGTAAGCTCATTAATTACGTCGTTGCCACGAGCACAACCAATGATTCAACAACGAGCATAAGCTTTGCTTCATCAAGTCTATCTGCTTCCATTACACCTAGAAGCACATCTAACAGCATTTATATATTAACAAGCTGTTATGCCAATGTAGGCGTTAACACAGGCACTCAAACAGACATAACTTTCTATATGCGAATAAGACGTACCAGCGGAAGTGCTGCGACCATATCGCAAGCTAGAACCGGGAAAACAAATCTAACAGCTAATGCTTCTCCAAACTCCTATAGAAATGTACAGTTAATAGGCGCAGAAACAGTTCCTGCAACATCATCTCAAACTTATGAATTGCAATATGGTCAGTTAGCATCTACCAGTTATACCGCAAATATTGTTGGAAGCACTTATCCAGCATTTATGATATTGATGGAGATAGCACCATGACAAATATCAATGTTTTTGGAAGCAATTTATCAGGAGCAACCGGCACGGGATCAATTGTTGGGAGTGATTCTTCCACAGTAACAGGAACAATTGATTGCAGTGGTGCTTTAACATTTGAAATCCCTAATAGCGGGGCTCCGACAACCACATCAGCTGGACAAATAGCAATTGACACCAGCATTACTAGCATGACGCCATTACCGCAATTTAATGATGGCACAAATACACTATATGCATTTAGCATTCCAGCTGCTGATTTGTCAACAACTGATGGAAGAATTTTAACTTATAACTCTGCATCAAGTAAATTTACATTAAGTACACCATTAACTCAAAATACAAAAATAATAAAAGCTGCTTATGCGACATCCTCAGCAACAGATACTACGACAAGCTCTAGTCAGGTTAACACTTCGTTAACTATTAACTATACACCGGCTGGAGGTAGTAATACTTTATGGATAATAGCGGGTGGATTTGCTAAAAATGAAAGAACAGCAGCAAGCCCTGCGACACGTATATTCAAATTTGATATTAATAGGAGTACCGGAACCCCAGCGGTAATCGCAACGGCTAACTGCGGCAGAGTTGTTAACAATACTCCCGGTACGAATGCGGTGCCGCAATATGAATGCGTTAATTTATCTGGGACTGAAATATCTAACGACACATCTACGCACACTTACACATTGCGAATGGCTACAAATAATACAAACACAACAACAACTTTTGATGGCTCTACAGTTCCTGCTTTTATTATGGTTATTGAATTCGTTTAGGAGATTTTATGAAATTAAGTACATTGTTTTCGTTCATGGGCATTGAGATGACAATCAAAGGTGATATCGAATATGAGCATGGTATCAAACTTGAAGGTCTAGATATTATATTTCATAAGCCTGAAACACCGCCAACTAATGAAGAAATGGAAAAGGCAGCTGCCGACTTTGTCCAATTTCAAGGCAAACGTGATTTGGAGTTGCAAAAAAAAAGTGAATTACCAGATATTCACGAATGGTTAGAGGCTGTAACAGATGAACTTACAATTTTAGCTGATAGGTTCGAAATACCACAGGCCGTATCATTTTTGACCATTAAGGCTAAATTGGCATTAATTGAGAAGAAATATAAAGCGCTGTAAATTAGGTCAATTTACTGTATAATTTAATTATGTTTAACAAGAGGATTTTAAAATGGCAATTTTACAAATAACCCCTTTATTCCCTGCATCTGAATTGGGTTCTGTGGGTGTCAATCCATCATTTGTCCATATTGATACAGATGATACAGATGCAACTGTTTCAGTGCCTGGGTATTTAAATCAAACAACAGCTCAATTTAGTGAAAAACAAATGGCACTTGTTTATACGACGGATAAGAAAACATCTCAATATGGTATTAGTATTGATGGGGCTGGTGTTATTAGCTTGGTTCAGGAAGGAGCGCCTGGAACAGTTGAAGGGCTCCCCGTAGTCGTTAATGATATTGCGGTTTTCTATGGAACAGATGGGACGCTAAAAGATGGTGCTACGATTGCAAGAAATCCAGGCAGTATCCAGGCGGGTGATGGTGATATTGAGGGTGGATTTATTTCTTATCCTCCAACCGCGGGTAAAGGCCGAATGATTATGCAGGCGGTTGATTGTGATAATGGCGATTTTACTGCAACTTTTCAAAATTTTGATGATTTAGATCAAGATACTGTTTATACATTCGGCGATGCTGCGTCCGCTAATCAAACTGTGTTGACAACGAGCGCTTCTAATGTTGGTGATATTGCAGCATTAAAAACCTATGACATTACTTTTACGCATACTGATTTAGCTAGCGCCCAAGCTTTAGGAATTGTTCAAGGTGGTGGTTATAAAGTACGCAATATGTGGCTTAATTCTGGTGGCACTAACTTCTCTGGCGGGGGTGGTAATAGACTTATCCAAGTTTCTGATGGTACAGGAGTATACACAGTTATTCCAGCAGCAATTGCTCAAGCTGCGGTTAATCTTGTTTGGGGAACTGCAACTAATATGCCTTTCCCAGCATCTGTTGCGATTGATAGACAAACCACTGGAACGTTGTTTATAGCATATTCAGGTGGTACTACAGACTATACGGCCGGTAGCTTAACTTTGACGCTTTTACTTGAAAAGGTGACATAATGGCTATTTTAAAGATAACACCCTTAACCCCTGCTTCTGAAATAGGAGCAGTGGGTGTTGAGCCATCATGGGTTAAGATTGATACTGATGATACAGAAACAACTGTATTAACTGCGGGATATTTAAATCAAGCTGGGGCTCAATTTAGTGAAAAGCAAATGGCCTTGGTTTATACAACTGATAGTAAAACTTCAAACTATGGCATTAGTATTGATAGTACTGGGATTATAACTTTAGTACCGCCAGCGTCTGCAGGAAATGTAATTGGATTGCCAGTTGTAACTGATGATATTGTAACTTTCGCTAATACCGATGGCGCTTTAAAAGATGGCTCTGTCATTGCTAGGGCTACTGGATTTGTTCAATCTGGGACAAGAGATAGTCAAGGTGGTTTTATTGCTTTTTCTGGTGAGGGTGATGTTGGGACGGTTATTTATGGGGCTCGCCCTAATAGAGCAGGTGTTGCTGTATTAATTAGCAATGAGTCCCATGATGCTGGTGCATCAATATTGTTTCCAGAAAGTGGCGTTGCTGAAAGCAGAGTTATTTTATCGGATAACCCAGATACACAATACATTAATACGGGCAATTTAGAGCTAACTGAAGGTGATTTAATAGTTCGCAATGGTGAGGTTACTTTAATTAATGGAAATTTAACTGTTGGATTTATTACACTTCATAGTAATGATGGTGTGATTTCAATGTTTCCAGGAGTTTTTGATGCTGGTAAACTGGATATTATTGCGACGGCAAATGCATCCGCGGATGTAACAGTTCTGGTTACCAATCAAAGCCATGATGCATCTACCGTAGTACGTATTCCAGATAGTCGTGCTCCTGTCAGTTATTTTATTTTATCCGAAGCGCCGGGAGATCAATTCATTAACAGTGGTGGTTTATCGGTTAGCGGAGGAGATATTTCAACGGGTAGTAATGGAATAGCGGGCGCTCTATTCATTTATCCAGGCGATCCACTTTCTGGGTCTTTTGTATTGCGTTGTTCTAACGCTAGTGGAAATTTTAGAACTAACTTTCAAACTTTCCCTAATTTAAGCCAAACCACAACCTATACTATTGGGGATGCATTAACTGCTAACCAAAGTGTATTGGTTAGCTCAGCCACTAATGTTGGTAATTCGGCTGCATTAATCTCAAAAGATGTAACTATAACTTCTTCTGATTTAGTATCTGCTGGCGTTTATGAAGTGACTTCTAGTGCCGGTTATCGAATTAGAGCGCTTCAATTGAATATTAATGGCACCAACTTTTCTGGCGGTGGTGGTAATAGGAATATTCAAATTACCGATGGGACGACAGTTTATAGCGTAATTCCAGCTGCAACAGCGCAATCTTTAACCAATGCTGTATGGGGTGCAACTGCACTTCCATTGCCAGCATCAGGAGCTATCAATACCCAGACTGTGGCGGCTTTGCAAGTTTCTTATTCAGGCGGCACAACAGATTATAGTGCTGGCAATTTAAAATTAACATTTTTATTAGAGAAAGTAGATTAAATATGGAATTAAACTTAGCTACAATTGCATCATCAAGTAATATACAAATTGCTATTATAAGTGCTGTAGCCTGGTTTTCTAAATCATTAATAAGTTTAGCAGCTAAAGGATATGCAGCTTTTGTAGAAGATAGAGCGCAGACTCATGCAATACTAGATAAACAGAATGATATTTTGCAGAAAATATGTGATATTCAGAATGAAATATTAGCAGAGCAAAAAAATACAAATGAACTTTTAAAAGAAAAAAATGAACCCTCGACATTACCGGCGAATAATTGGTATAATATTCCTCCTCCTTTAACCAAAAGAAAGCCTGATAATATAACAAATGTCTAAATATGTATTAAGTCAACGTTCTATCGATAGATTAGAAGGCGTTCACCGTGATTTAGTTTCAGTCATAAAGCTCGCAATACAATTTACGAGCATTGATTTTACAGTGATTGAAGGATTGCGAAGCAAAGAAAGGCAAGTTGAATTAATGGCGCAATCAAAAAAAGTAACCACTACGCTTAAAAGTCGCCATATATATGGCTTTGCAGTTGATTTAGGCGCATATGTAGATGGCCATATTCTCTACAAACCATCTATGCTTTATTCTAAGATAGCATTAGCTATGAAAAGAGCTGCTATTCAATTAAAAATACCTATTGTATGGGGTGGAGACTGGAAAGGAGCAGCTGGAAAACTGCAAGATTTAGGTCATTTTGAGCTTTCAAAGAAATTTTATCCGGACCCCCGCGAGGAAACTGCGCTAGAAACTCATTAATTTTATTAAGGCCATCATCTGAGCCATAAGCTACGATAACAGTATCGCCTATACTTTTAAGATAAGCTATACATTGTTTTTGTGCGTGACTTAATTTTCCGGTTGTAGTTTTTACTTCTATCCATAAATTCCATGCTGGAATATACAAATCAGGAATGCCACTTAAAACCCCTTCGGCTTTTAATTTGACTGCGACAGCTATATGACGATGACCGCCATTTGCTATGGCATGGATAAGAACGCCCTTATATTTCAAATGAAAAATATCTACTAAAAGTTTTTGCTCTTCATGTTCAGAGAGAGATTTAATATTCATTTAATCTATATTATGATTACCTACAAGCTTTAAATCTTGCACCATATGAAGAGCCAAACTCATCAATCCATCGAGAATTATTTTCTCATCATTTTCTTCCATTAGCTTTTCAAAAGTATCACATCCAGAGCATGAGCCATAATCAACAAATATTGAATAATAATGAGAAGGTTGGTAACATTTTTCTGGAATTATATATAAACGAGTGCCTTGAAAATCACCGTCATCAATAATATGTATTTTTGATTGATCTAGATTTACACAGAACAATTCGATAACATCTTGAACTATTTCATCATAACTAGCAGGATAGTTATGATAATATTTAAGTTTTAATTTATTTTTACGCGCTTCCCACATATCCACAAATTCTCTAATCATTACAATATCTCACTTATTTTTATTCGGTAGATTGCTTAATGTTTGAGCTACTTTAATCGCCAATTGATTTCTTGCTCTTTCAGGAATATTTTCAGTATAAGTTATAATTCTTTTGCATTCTGGATCGAACAAATTACATATAGCAGTAATTTTCTCGGCATCTGTTATATTTTCATTCGTAAGAATGTTTATATAAGCTAAGATTTTTTCTACTTTTATGTTAATTTTCATTATTCATCAGGCGCCAAATCATTAATAATCATGTCATTAATAAAAGAATGTACTTCGGAGGATATTTCGCTATGCAAGGAATCGTCTAGATTCCCATCTACATCGTACATATCATATTCAATGAAAAAAGCTTCAGTATCACGCGCGCCTTCCGGAACTGTCGAACTTTGAAAGACTGTTACTTCAATCAATGCCGCTGTTCCACGTAGAACAATAGGATATCGTTTGATACCTTTAGGACTGAGATTATCCATCTCTTTGAAAACGCCTTCGGGCAACTGTACAAGTTCTTGATCGTTCCCGAGATCCAGTTCTAACTCACACAAATCTTCATCTAAATAAGAACAAATTAAATCATTGTCTCTACTCATTTAAAAGTACTCGACTATTCTCGGTATTTAAATCGAATTGAATAGCTTTAATTTTATTATCTTCTATATCGGCAAGTATAAACTTGCCCTTTAAGAGCTCAACATGGCCGCATTTGGATTTTTGCAAGATTTCCATTGTTCTAAAAAATAACATTCCGCATTTATGAATTGAATCTCGGCAATCGACTTCGAAGTCACCTCCGATATCATCGCATACATCTTCAATCAGTTGATATGTGCCTTTATTATCACCGCCAAAATCAAACTCCAGATGCAGTCCACCTGCTAAGTCTTTATTAGGTATCTGGACTAAGCCAAAACAAGCGTTTTTAATTTGCCCCATTATTTTCATTTATATTCTCCAGTTTGTTGATAATTTGTTTCAATAATTCGATTGCCGAAATATCTTCAGGAATTAAAGCGCATCTTGTGCATAATTGAACTTTTAAATCTGCTAATACAACATCTATTTCTTCTTTAGAAAGGTAAATGTTTGGCGATATTTTTTCAAGATAGGGAGCGATAGACGCTTTTTTATATTTTATGCCATTTTCATTAATATAAAAATCATAGCGCATTCCATCTGGAGTAATAATATTTATTTTATCACCTGCTTTAGGTTTAAGATACCAATTCGTTTCTTTTAATGTTGTTTCATACATATTTAAAGGTTTTTGTGAACTGCCAACAAATGCCGCTGCCGCTATTGTTTTCTTTAATTTATCTTGGATCATTTTGCAGTGTTCAACATAGAAACGAATAGTGGATGTGTCGGACTCTTTAACGATAATTTCATCGATTAATTTTAATAAAATATCAATTTGATATCTAAAAATGCACAGTTTTGGGGTGTCAGTTATCAATTTTAATTGAACTTTTATAATTTCACATTCAGCTCGATAGAGAATTTCGGAAGGAAAATCACGGGTTTCCTGAAAAGAAGAGTTGCACCTTTCTCTTTCGAGCAATTCAATTAGGATTCTTTTTTCGCAATCATCAAAATTAATTTCTAGGAAATTTTTATCTTTAAATTCCAGTTTTTCTTTTAAGTGATTTACATCAAATTCCACAGTTTGTTTATCTCCAATTATATGTAGCAGCCATCTTTTTTCGGCATCGGTAAGATTAACACCAAGGAAATCTTTATTCATATTTAACTCCGTTCATTATTATGCTGATAATCAATTCTTAGACAACCTAACTCATATTTTATTTCTTCAAGTATTATCACAATATCCCGAATGCCAGAAGCTATTTCAATAAGCATTTTGTCTCTAAGAGGAGTGAGGATTAATTGTCCTTCATTTTGTATTAGATCATCTATTACCATGGTATGCTCTCATTTGCGCGAACAATATTAGCCACCTTTTCATCTAATTCAGGATGTTTTTGAATATCAAAAATATTTGAAACATTATTGAATTTACCATCATTTTTAACATAAATAGCGACTACGGCACCTATAAACTCTTGGGGAGCGCTAGCATCTTTCATCCCTGCTTCTAATCTAAGCCTATTAATAGTATCTTTAGATATTTTATGAGCCACATCAGTTTTACCAGCATAATAACAGCGTTGTTCGAACATGAAATTTCCCTGAGCTGGAATACGCCATATAATAGAAGTATATTTAGCATCCGCTTTCTCATCTATGAGATTTTTACAGTCATGAATAATGGCCTTATAAAGACCTCGTGGAATTAATTTTCTATTATATTCCGGCGGTTCTTCATAAGGACCAGCCCAATCTAACGTATCAGTCATTTAATTTTCCTTAGTAGTAAGAATATTCTTAAAAGCGGTTTCCATTTCTATCGAAATGGGTAGATTATCTATTATTGCAGATGAATGCAATAAATGCCAATCTTCAGCTCCTTTTTCTTTGTCTATTTTCCCATCACGTATTTTAACGAATAATTCACTTGCTTTTTCTCTAAAAATATCCTCTAAAGATGGTGGGTCAACAAATTCTTCAGTGGCAATATTTTCTTCTCCTTTATTTAACCATTCTAAAAGTTTAATAGCTATATCTTTGGTGAAAAGTTCCGGGATATCTGGATTGTCAAAGATTTTTGTCCGATCTTTTGAGCAAGTAAAACTATGATTTTGAGTCAAGCTAAATAGGGTGGTAAATTCATATTCCATTCCTTCGCGCTGCACAGCTTCTATTCCTACTTTTTGTGGCTGCATTTTTCCATTTACTTGGACAGTGTCATAAGCTGTTTTAGCTCGTAATGTAGCGATAACATGGCATTTAGAGCTTAGAATGGCCTCCATCAATTTATTATGTTCAGGCGTAACCTTACCCCATGCAGTATAGCTATTTCCACGTGATGATGCTTTAGTGATAGCGTCAACCATACTTAAGCAGCCGCCAACGCCCGACCATTCGTGCGTTAATGAGTCAATAATAATGACATCATATCCAGTATTTTCTATTAATTTCATCGCCTCAACATATCGTCTGGGTTCAAAAGGAGGAGATAATGAAATAGTGTCATATTCTCTAAATTGATCAGCATATAAAGAAGCGCTTCCTGATTCAGTATCAATCACGCATACTTTTTCGCCAAGTTCTAGTCCTAATAATAATGAGCTGTAAGTTTTGCCAGACCCAGAAGCGCCCATAATTCCTAGTCGTAACTTCTGTTTTCTTTTAATCGCGCGTTCTATTTTCATTCTATCCTCCAAAAATACAAGATGTGAAAATCATAATCATTATTCCGACAGGAATTGTAACAACTAATGAAGTTAATAAAGCGCGTATGGCACAATATAAATAATCTCGTTTTGTTGTTCTTTTTAATATTTGGTAATGAACATCAAACACAATAAATCCAAATGTAGCTGTGAAAGCATAAGTTAATAAATATGCCATAAAGTATCTCCATATAATTAATGATTTTGATAATAATCAAAAGCTCCAAGTTTCCGTAATTCATTCCATAAATCGTGTGATCTGCGTTTTATATATTGTCTATAAGCTAGACAGGCCCCAATATAGGCGCCAATAGCAGTTGCAATCATTGTTATTATAAAATTTATCATGATGGAAGATCTACTCCTAGTCTATTTGCGCATTCATTTAAAACTTTTACCGATAGATCATATAAACTACAGACATTTCCTATAATTTTTAAAAGCAGATGCATTTCTCTTAAATAAATTCTTGCAAAATTTTCATCATGTATAACAATATCCTGTGCATTATCAATTAAATCGGCTAATTTAATTGCTTGAGCTTGAGGAGATGATTTAGCTATATGTTTCCTATCTATTTCTTTTCTAATTGCTCTATTACCATCTTCTGGTCTTGATATATCAGTTAACTCTTCAACAAGAGTCGCCACCTCTATCCCAAATTTTCTACATATTTCTAGAATGCGTACTGTTTTACAATCTTCTACGCTATCATGAAGAATGGCGGCACTTAACATTTTATCGGTATGACCACCTTTTTTAACTAAAAGCATTACGCGAATAGGATGAATAATATAAGATTCGCCAGTATATTTTCTTTTTACATCGCATAATTCAAAATGTTTATGGGCGTATGCAATTACCTCCTCAATTTTAATCAAGATATACCTCCGTTAACCATTCATTCCAAAATGAAACATCCGCTTCTTCTGGGTAGTGAGATTCAGCAGCTAACTTATATATTCTTTCAACCATATATTCTAACAAAGAGGCTAATTCATTAGCATAATGATATTTACCCTCTTTAATTCCAAGTAAAAATTCAGCTTGTTTAAGAGGGAATACCAAATTGCCAGTAGTATATATTTCTTCCAATTGATAAGCTGCTCTAAAAGCATGAGAAATTGCTTTAAAGTCTACGCCTTTATTTTCCTTAGCAAGTCGTGCTCTGTGACCAAAATCTTCTATAAATTTATCTAAGCATTCAATAATATATTTTATAGGGGTTGTTACCATAAATATTTTATCTAAGACAACAATCGCCCTTTTATCGTCTTGCGAAGCTTCGGCAATTATTCTTTTACAGACAAATTCAGTTTCTTCTATATCATCAAATAATTCTATTAACTTCATATTTCTATCTAAATGTTTTTTAAGGAAGTTATTAAATGTCTCTGCTGCATTTAGCCGTGAGCCTTTAATGCCATATTTAGCTGCTTGAACCCTAACATAACCCATATAGGCTCTAAGATTTTTAGTATAGAAATGTTCTTTTTCTGCTTTTAAAGATTCCCAGGCAGTACTTGTAGTGCATTCCCATCCTTCGGGCGCGTGGAGCATATCGATTGCTACTGTCTCTCCCTTTAAGGCTAATTTTAAGAAATAATGTATGGAATATATCTCGTGATCTATATCATCCGGTGTATTTTTTGCGTTAGATGTTTTTTTTGTAATGCTATTAATCGATTTAGGCACATTCTGTAAGATTAAATCTCTAAAGGAAGGTAAACAAATACCTTTATAATCTGTGTCAGAATTTTCTGTATTTGTCCCATATAAATGAGAGCCAAATTTCATTAGACATAGAATATTCAATTTAACTTACCCTTTGATCACATTTGCTTGCCATGTTGGGATATTAAATTATTTTTTAAAGAAAGTCAAGTTTTTCTTTAAAAATTTTAAATAATATTGAAAATATTTTGAATATAGGCTATGATCACAAAAATCGGAGGAAATTAATGTTAGATTTTAAAGAAATAGCTGCAAAATTAGCAAAATATAAGACATCATTCATTCAAGAGCGAACGGGGTTACCATATCATGTTATTAGATCCATAATTAATAGGCGAAATGAATTTATAAGACTAAGTCATTTTGAAATAATTGCAAAATTTTTGGAAGACGAAGACAACACTTAAAAGGATGAAGGATGAAACAAGGAGGTGATGTAGAATATTTAATCCTGGGATGTTTGTTATTAGATAATGATTGTTATTGTAAGATAAATCTCAATAAAGATGATTTTACCATTTATACGAATGGC